TATAGAGAATCAGCCCCGGTTGCAGACCGATGACCAATCCGGCAGCGGCTTGTGACGTGACGATCCGAATGCCCTTGAAGTTGCCGCCTTCGATGGTGATGTCGGGAAAGACCGGCGTCCCGTCGTGATGCGCTTGGAACGACAGGGCCAACGCGTTCGCTTGCGACATGATGAACGTCAGTCCCGACATCGGCACGTTCGCCGTCGCGAAGAAATTCATCAGCCCCAAGATGTCGGCGAGCGGCGACGTCGTCGCGGCGGCGGTCGGTGCGCCGTTGGTAATCGACGCCGGGTTGACGCCCGCGACGGCGGCGACGGCCGGGTCGATGAATTGGGAATCGAGGAATTGCGCGATGCCCGCGATCATGTCGGCGCGCACGAGCGCCTCGGCCGACGGGTTACTGAGCCGCACGAGTTCCTCGGTCAGGATGATGATCCCCGCCGCCTTCGCGATGCTGAGCGTGTCGGACCCGAACGCGAGCTTCGTGACCGGCTTCGGCTTCGCTTCCCCGACCCACCCGTACGTGCCGCCCGCCGTCTGACTCGGCACTTTGGTGTTGAACGGCACGTTCCGCAGATTCGGAATCTTGCCGAGAATCGTCGCGGGCCGCAGCAGCTCCAGAAAGTCGTTCGCGATGCCCGTGTTGACGAGCGGCCCGGCCCACGTGGCATCCGTCGTATTGCCCGCCGCGACCGCCGCTTTCAGATAGAGCGCGACCTCGGGCGTCTCGCCGTCCCACCGTTTCGCATACTCGGCAGCTTCGCTGAAGTTGCCTTTACAGACGAGCGTCGCGCACGCCGCGCGGACAAATGCCGTGCCCTTCGGCACGAGCGACTTGACCTGCACGACCGGCACGCCGCCCTGCCGCAGCTCGCCCGCCGCCTTCGTGTCGAGCGCCGGGGTGATCGGGGTTGCGCTGGCGACGGAGAGTTTCTCGGCCGCGCGCAGGCGCACGAGATGCGCGTCGACGCTGGTGACGTCGGCCGTCAGGTCGTCGTATTCCTTGGTCAGCGCGGCGTCGAGCGTGGTGCCCTCGGCCTTGGTCATGATGTCGACGATCCGCGCCGCTTTCGAGGCGCGCGTCGCTTCGAAGGTCTTGATCTGGTCGGGAATCGGGGATTTGTGTTCCATGTCGGCCGCGCCCTTCAGCGCGTGGACGATGCGAGCGGCACCCGAGTCGCCGGGTTGGTCATGGCCTGTCGCGGCCGATTTGATGTTGAGAATCGAGGCGTGCACGTTCGCCGGAACCGTCACGAGCGACAGCTCAGCGACTTCGATGCTGGTCAGGTTGAGCGCGGTGCCGTTCTTCACGACGCGCGCGCCGTCGCCGAGAATGCGGAAGCCAATCGAGACGCCGCGTATCAGCCCCGCTTTGACCGACTGCCACGCCTCGTCGACACGGTCGCGCAGCCGCCCCGGTTCGCTGATGACGGGAATCGACGCCGTGAACGTGACGCCGTCGACCGTCGGCGTGCCGAGCGTGACGACGCCGACCGGTTGCGTCTTGTCGTGATGAAAGAGCAGCGGCAGCGGATTCGTGAACCGCATCCCGGCCGGGTCGACGATATGGCCTTGCCGGTCGAGGTCGGGCGTCGACGCGATGCCGGAAAACGTGCGCGCGTCCACGTCGAACGCTTTCACGTCGAGCAGCGCGTACCCGGTGTGGAGCTGCATGGGGTCGCGGTAGTGTCACGACCCACGACGGCGGGCGCCTATTTTCGGGTGCGAAACTCTACCGGCGGGGCTCGACGACGCGGCCGTGCAGCTCGGCGCGAATGATGTCGGCGACGCTGCACCGCGCGTGCTGCGCGCGCGTATACAGCTCGTCGTACTGCTTGGTCGACAGCCGCACCGACACCGACACCGACGGCGCGGCGGCGTCGAGACGCGGGCGGCCGGGCTTGCGCGGCGGCGGCGGCGTCATGCCCCGAACACCGCGACCTGATAGGTCGGCTCGGCGGGTTGCACGATGCGGCGCGCGTTCGCCATGACGAGCGCAGCAGGGCCGTCGATCTTGTCCTTCGCGGCGTCCTTGTCGAGCCGCACCTCTTGATTGCGGCCGACGCGCAGCACCGAGTTGTCCATCATCCACGTGAGGATGCGGTTGTCGCCGTGGCGAATCGCGCCGTCGGATATCAGCTTCGATATCGACTTGATCGACTCGTTGAGCGCGAACCCTTGCGGCGTGTCGACGACGTCGAGCCCCGCGCCTTGCAGATGCAGCGCGAGCTGTTGCGCAAAGCGCCGGTCGTACGCGACCTCTCGCACGCCGCTCGCGCGACAGTCGACGATGACCTGCTGCTCGATGAGGTCGAGGTCGGTCGTGTCGCCCTCGGTCACGCTCAGCAGCCCGGCGCGCTCCCATTCCGTATACGGGCGATTCGGAAACTTCGTCAGCGCGACGCGCGGCAGCCAGAACCGGCACGCGACGGCGAGCGTCCCGTCGTCGAGTTCCCACAGCCGCGCCCACGCCGCGAAGTCGTCGTTCTGTCCGAGGTCGAGCCCGCCAAAACAGCGCACGCCGACGAGCGCCGACGCGGGCGGCCACGGCGGCGCCCCGTCGCGCCAGCGCGGCATGTCCCACGCCGCCGAGTGCGCATACGTCCACACGCAGAAATTCAGCCGCAGGACCATGTTGGTTTCGGCGGCAATGTGCTGCGCCGTGGCGACTTGGTCGGCGAGGTAATTCGTGTGAATCGAGACGCCGAGGTTGGGATTCGTCTTGAGATGGCAGCTCGGGTCGTTCAGCGGGTCATCGCCGGAATCGAGCGCGCACACGTACGCGAACCACCGCTCATCCTCGACGACGCGCTCGACGACGCGCACCGAATGCTCGTGGTGCTGCCAGCAGATCGAGGTCCGGTCGAAGCCGCTATTCGTGATTTCGGCGAACAGCGCGTTGTGGTTGCCCTTCGCGCCCGCGCGAATCTTGGCGCACGCCTCGGCGTTCGGGTGCTCGTGCACTTCGTCGATGAGTCCCATGTGCGGCCGCGTGCCGCTGCGCGCGCCCTGCTCGCGGCTGAACGGCCGGAAGAAGCCCGAGCCGTACGCCATGTTGTGGACGTGTTCGATGCCGCTTTTCTTGATGCGCTTCAGGAGTTCCGGCGAGGCGTCGACCATGCGCACGGCGTCGCGGAACATGATCATGGCTTGGTCGCGGTCGGCGGCGGCGGCGTAGATTTCCGGTGCCGTCTGCCCGTCCATGAGCAGCCCGTACAACCCAATGGCGGCGAGCATCGGCGTCTTACCGTTCCCTTTGCCCACTTCGATGAACGCGTTTCGGAAGCGCCGATAGCCGGTGTCGACCCACACCCAGCCGAACAGCGAGCCGACGATGAACGCCTGCCACGGCTGGAGCGTGAACAACGCAGGCATGCCGCGCGCGTCGAGCATGTCGGGCAAGTGCACCCATTGCTCGATAAACGTCAGCGCGTGGTCGGCGGCTTTGGCGTCGAACTTGAAGCCCTTCGCGGCGGCGTCGGCGCGGTCGCGCTCGTGGCGCTCGCACGCGAGGCGCACATACGGCCCCGCGACGACCTTGCCGGTGCGCACGTCGCGCGCGTAACGGTCGACGCGGTGCAGCTTCGCGGGCATCGGGTTATCCGGCGTGTCGCGCGCGTTTGCGTTGGAACACCGAGAACGCGTCGAGACTGTCGCCCGGCGTCAGGTCCGCGAGCACGATGCGCGCGCGGCTCGATGGCGTGATGCCCAACTCGACCGCCAACCGGAGCCACGTCATGAGCAGCTTGTTCGCCATCTGGAGCGCCGGATTCTGCATCGGCGTCCCGGTCTTGGGCGCGCGCAGCAGGTACGCGTGCTGCGCCGCTTCGGTTTCGAGGTCGAGCCACTGCGCCCACTTCGCGCAATACGCGATGAGCGTGCCCCGGTCGACCATCGTCACGTGGCCGCGCCCGAGTGTCTCGACGATGCGCGACCATTCGGCAATTGCCTCCGGGTGCGTCAACTGCGGCGGCACGGCGGCGTCGAGGCCGGGGTGCTTCGGTTCGCGCGTGTTGAGCGGGCGTCGGCCGGGGTTGTTTTTCAGAATCTTGAGCGCCGTCGGGTCGGGCTTGCGGCCTCTCATGCGCGCACCGCGTCGCCGACTTTCGTCGCGCGCTGCCCGGTGAAGGCTTCCCAGCGGTCGATGGCGACTTGGCAGTACTGCGGGTCGATCTCCATCCCGAGACACCGCCGCGTTGATTGATGACACGCCATCATCGTCGACCCAGACCCCATAAACGGCTCAAGCACGACCTCGTCGACCGTCGTCAGGTGCGCGATAAAACTACCGGGCAACTTGACGGGGAAGGCTGCCGGGTGCGCTTTCATCGCACGGCGGTCGAGCGTGACCACGCCCGAGCCACTCTTTGACGGGCCGGGCGGCAGGTCGACGGTGGCCGTGGTTTGGTTGACTCGAAAAACGTCATGCTCAAGCGTGTCGTCAAATGTCGTCGCGTCGCCCTTTTCGAGCGCGTCAGCGGTCGTCAACACGAACACCAGCTCGTGTACATAGTTGCTTGTCAGGTTGCGGGCGACTGGATGCTTGAGTGTGTGATACCAAGCCGGGACCGGCACGCCCACCTTGAACCAGACGTATTGCCTCAGCCATGTGAGCCCCATCGACTCCAGCATCAGGAGTTGACGATGCGGTGCAGTGCGCGGACTTACGCCGACATTCCACACGACCGCGCGACCGGGACGCATCGACGGCAACCAACACCCACACACGGAACGCAACCACTCAAGATAATCATCAAGCGGTTGATACGTGTCGTCGTGGGTCGTGTACCGCGCGTCGACGTTGTACGGCGGCGATGTAAAGAGACAATCCGCACGCCCGTCCTGCATGAGCCGCCCCACGTCGTCAGGACTCGCACTGTCGCCGCAGAGCAAGCGATGCGCGCCGAGCGTGAACAGATCGCCGCGCACGATGTCGGTCGCGCGAGCATCCGGCACGGCGTCAGGGTCGGTCAGGCCAGCGACCGGCGCGGCTGGAAGTCCCTCCGCGAGTTCCTCCGCCGTGAACCACGGCCCTAATTCGAGCCCGGCGGCGCGGTCGGCGTCGAGCTGCGCCCAGTCCCACTCGGCAAGTTCCGCCGTGCGGTTGTCGTACAGCGCCAGCGACCGCTTCTGCTCGGGCGTCAGTCCAGACCTCCGCACCGCGACCACCGTCTCACCGTCCACGTCGACGACCTGCACCCGGTCGAGTCCCGCCGCCGTCGCCGCCTGCACCAGCCCGTTACCGGCGAGGATCTCGCCCGTCTCGTCGATCACAATCGAGCGGTCT